GTGTTGAGGTATTTCCTTGGCTACCCAGTTTCGATACACGCCCTTTGGCGCTATCACCAGGGCGAAGTTGATCTTACCTTCCAAGAACAACTGTCCCATGTTATCAATGAGAACTTTAGATTTTCCGGTGCCCATTTCCATAAAGAACCCAAAGAAATCTTTCTGTCCAGCAGCATTCAATGCGGTTCGTTGGTGGTCATACGGTTTCGTTTTGAATTTATAGTTGACTGTCATATCGTTCCTCCCATATACTCCAAAATACGGCACAAAAATGGTTGTGTCAACTTAACCCTGAAGAGGATGTACTTTAATGGAAGACATATTCGATGACATGTTTGACACGAGCCAAGCGTTGGCCGGTGTTGATGCAGAGGTAGGCAAAAACCTATCTGAAATGGTGAAACAGGTCACCCAACTTGATAAAGAGATCAATGATTGGGAAGAACACCTTAAAATCCTGAAGGAACAGCGTAAGCGTATCACTCATGACCGCATCCCTAGTTTAATGGATGAAATGGGTGTGGAAAAGATAGAAGTTGAGGGCGCCTCGGTTGCTTGTAAGCCTGTAGTACACGCATCTATTCCTGTTCCGCGCAAAGAAGAAGCATTTGCTTGGCTTAGAGAAAATGGTCTGGACGGTATCATTAAGAACGATGTCGTTGTGACGTTTGGTAAGGGCGAAGACAACATTGCCGGCAATCTTGTTGGGCAGTTGCAGGAGAAGGGTTTTGATCCGCGGACCAAGACACACATCCACGCTTCAACACTCAAGGCTTTTGTAAAAGAGCGGGTAACAGCAGGTAAGCACATCGATTTGGACATGTTCGGAGCGTTTGTTCAAACAGCAGCAGAAATTAAGAGGAAAGTATAATGGGTGCGATTAAGAATAAAATGTTAGAAGAGATGGATGATGAAGACCACACTGATGAGTACGGTGGTTTCATGGACAATGACGAGACAGATTTTGATGAGGATCAAGTCATTGAGGATCAGATGATCCAGAAAGCAGAAGATGCTCTTGAAGAGCAAGAAATTGAACGTCAGATTAAAGAACAGGAAAAGAAAAATGGGTAACGCAGTAGCTAATAAAAAAAGTGCAGAGTTAAGCACAGATATTCTTGACGATATCTTTGAAACCGCAGGTGAAGGTGCCTCATTTAGTAGTGACGAGATGGCGATCCCGTTTGTTCGCTTGCTTCAGCCTATGAGCCCTCAGATCAACAAGAAAAAGCCTGAGTTTATTCCCGGCTCTGAACAGGGTGATGTGTTTAACACCGTTACTGGTCAGTACTGGCCCGGCGAAGAGGGTATAAAAGTTATCCCGTGTTATCAAACAACGGAGTACTTGGAGTTTGTGCCTATTGATTTGGGTGGCGGGTTTAAGGGCAAAGTTCCTACTGGTGATCCGTTGATTAACCAGACCAGACGAGAGGGTATGAAAGAAATACTGCCCAACGGCAACGAACTCATCAAGTCGGACCAACATTTCTGTTTGGTTTTGGATGATGAAGGATCCTATCAACCAGCTATCATTGATATGAAGTCTGCTAGCCTGAAAATCAGCCGGCAGTGGAAGACTAAAATCTCTATGCAAAAGGTTAAGAACCCAAAAACAGGGCAACTTGCTGTACCTGCTGTGTTTGCTACGATCTGGCGTATGTATTCCGTGGAAGAAACCAACGACAAAGGAACGTGGAACAACTGGGCCACGGAACCTGTTGGTTTAGTACCTCCAGAAGATCGTCACCTTTTCTTGGCGGCTAAAGACTTCCGAGACTCTATTCTAGCTGGAGAAGTAAAGGCCGCTGCGGATCCCACAGTTAATCCCGAAGGATCTGGCAACGCAACTGGAGCGCCATACAAGGACAATGAAATCCCTTTCTAAAAAAGTGAATAAAGAATCGCGCTAGCCGGGTTAGCGCGATTTTTTTAGGAGGGATTATGTCTCAAGCAAAAAAGTTAATGGATGCGTTCTGCGGATCGATAGCGGCGCACGGTACAACCACTGTAGGCAGAGTTGGACGCAACGGCAAAGCCGAGGCGAAGAGTATGATTGTTCGCGGTCCTTTGACCGCTGAGTTAGTACAGGATCACATTGAGGGCCGTCAGGGTGTGGGATCTATACCTATTACCCAAGATAATCTGTGCATGTTCGGGGCTCTGGACATTGATACCTATGATCTCAACTTGGTGGAGTTAAATGCCAAGGTTCAAAAGCTAGGGTTGCCCCTGGTGTTGTGTCGTTCCAAGTCGGGCGGCGCCCACCTCTATTTGTTTCTCAAGCAGTGGGAGCAAGCGGCCATGGTTCGAGAGTATCTGACCGAGATGTCTGTTGCCTTGGGGTTCTCCGGTTGTGAGATCTTTCCAAAGCAGGACACTATCTTGGCGGAGCGTGGCGATGTGGGCAACTTTATAAACATGCCTTACTTTGGTGGTGATGTAACCACACGCTATGCCTTGGATAAGAAGGGCGAAGCTATGGACATGGCGCAGTTCTTTGCTGCGGTTGATGCAGCAAGGATAGACATTCCAGAGTTAAATGAACTTCAGTTTGGTGGAGAGAGAACACACTTTACTGACGGGCCGTACTGCTTGGAGATCATTACTGGGCAGGGCTCTGTTACTGAACACCGGAACACGTTTATGTTTAATGTTGGCGTGTACTGCCGGTTGAAGTGGCCTGACAATTGGAAGAAGCATCACGAAGAATACAACAGGACGTTATGCAGCCCTGCCCTTGAGGCAACTGAGATCGTTGCGTTGCAGAAATCGTTGATGAAGAAAGAGTACTTCCTGCAATGCAGTGTGTGTCCGTTAAAAGATCACTGTGATGTACAGATCTGCAAGTCGCGCCAGTTTGGTGTGGGTAACTCGGCCCCAGATCGGGCCAACCTTGGTGGTTTGACAGTCATGTTATCAGAGCCTCGGCATTACTTCATGGATGTAGATGGTCAGCGGCTACAGTTAACTGTTGAGCAATTGCAGAACCAAGGTCTTTGGCAGCGGTCATGCATGGAGCAACTCAACTTCATGCCGCCTCAAGTTAAGCCACAAGATTGGCAGGTTGCAATCAACACTCTGATGAAGAACTCGGTCACCATAGATGTCCCTCCGGAACTCACGATCAAGGGGCAGTTTCATGAGATGCTGAAGACGTTTTGCACAAGTCGGATTAGGGCTTTGTCCCCAGAAGAAATGGAGATGGGCAAGCCGTGGACCGAGGACGGCGTGACGTACTTTACGATGGCTGGCTTGGAACAGTTTCTCAAGAACAGGCAGTTCACACATTACAAAGCGGTTCACATACAGGAACAGTTGAAGACGCTGAATGATGGAGGGGAGTGCTACCTTAAAAAGAATATTAAAAAAGATGACGGAAGTCGAAAACAATTACGTGTCTGGCATGTGCCGGCATTTGAAGATGAAGAAATAAAACTGGAACCAAAGGAGTTTAGTGATGACATCCCCTTCTGAACAACGAAAGCTGCTGAAGATTGCGGAAATAACCGAGTGGTTGGGGGTATCCCATTCCACCATTTACAAGTGGGTAAGCGAGGACATCTTTCCACAACCCATATATCTTGGACCGGGCAAGGGCGATAAGAACAGCGCCACCCGTTGGGTCGAAGAAGAAGTTCTGGAGTGGCTAGCTCAACGTCCACGCGGTAAAGAGTGATGTCCGAGGAGATGCTCTTAGGTCCGCCTGGGTGTGGTAAAACGTACAGCCTTATACAGCGCGTACAAGAAGCCCTAGAGGACGGTGTTGACCCTGAACAGATAGGGTTCATGTCCTTTACAAAGAAGGCCGTACAAGAGGCCGTTGAGCGGTCGTGTGGCAAGTTTGGGTTTGACGAGAAACGTCTGCCTTACTTCCGCACCCTGCACTCGATTGGGTTCCGCGCTTTGGGTTTGGTATCTGGTGACATGCTAGCCAAGGACGATTGGCGCAAGCTGGGTCATGGTCTGGGTTTGTCGTTTGATAATGCAGAGGGCGCCGCACCTGATGACGGCATCCTAATCCCTGCCATTGGTGGTGACGGCGGCAAGTACATTCAGTTGATCGACCGGTCCAGGTACAGGTTGATTGCAATGGAGCAAGAGTTCAACGAGGCTGAGGATTGGGATCTATCGTTTCCAAAGATGAATCAGATCGAGGTCAGTGTTGCTTTGTACAAAAGCAAGTTTGGTAAGATGGACTTCGTTGATCTGATTGAACAGTACCTGAACGTAGAACCACCGTACTTGAAGCTGCTGATTGTGGACGAGGCCCAAGATCTTACTCCCTTGCAATGGGAGATGGTGGATCACATGAAGGCCAACGCGGAGAATGTGGTGTATGCAGGGGACGATGACCAAGCCATTCACCGATGGACCGGCGTTGATGTTAATCGTTTTATCAATGCGACAGACAACAAGACAATCCTTTCACAGTCGTACCGGTTGCCTCGGGCCGTTTGGTCTTTGTCTCAGCAGATTGTAAAGCGGATCGACAACCGGATTGAGAAAGAGTTTCTACCCATGGAGGAAGAAGGCTTGGTTGAATACCACCTAAGCCGGCACACAATTCCGTACCACAAGGGTTCGTGGACAATCATGGCTAGGACCAACAGTTTTGTGCGTGAGTTTGCAGAGTCTTTAAGGGAAGACGGATACCTGTACAGTGTTAAGGGTCGGCCTTCGATCAACCCAGATGCAGTAGATGTGATCGTTGCTTGGCGCGATCTGCAAGCAGGTAACCCTCTGTCGTTGCGCCGCGTTAAGAAGATGTATGCGTCTGTACCAAAGCAGGGAGACTATGCTGTTGTAAAGCGGGGCTCTGCTAGATTGTTAGACGCTGCGGACCCAGAAGCGATGTTGGATTACGAAACCTTGGTGCGTGATTATGGAATGATTGCTCCGTTATATACGGATGCGATGGATGTGGCACGGTTTGGTAAGGAACAGAAGCTATACGTCCGGTCAATTGAAAGACGAGGGGAAGACATCACCCAACCCCCTCGCCTTAAAGTATCAACTTTTCATGCCATGAAGGGAGGAGAAGACGATAATTGCGTAGTGTACCTAGGGATACCAAGAGTGTGCGCTCAAAGCAAATATCCAGATGACGAGCATCGGGCATTCTATGTGGGCATAACACGCGCCCGAAAAGAATTGCACATACTAGATACAGATAAGAGGTATAAGTACCAGCTATGAATAGAGAAGATTTACTAGACGATGCGTGGAGCAAGATCAACGGGGATCGAGAAAAAGAATACGGCGATGTATATAACAGTTTCACCACCATATCTTTGGGATGGGACATAATTACGAAGAACGCTCTCGCCACGCATGGGTGTGTAAGCCCAATGCATGTTGGTCTGATGATGGATTGGCTGAAGACGAGCCGACTGTTGGTGAACATAAACCATGAAGATTCGTGGATCGATAAGATTGGGTATTCCGCCCTGTCTGCGGAGGTTGCAGACCAGTATAATGATTGGGAGGAAGAGGAGGAAGACAAGTCATTAGAAGAGTATCTTCAGGAGGTTCCACCAGAAGGAGTGGAGGTGGAGGTAGAGGTAGAGGAAGAGCCTCATGTGGAAACAAATAAATGGGTAAATGAAGCAACGAAGTATGCCAAAGAGTTTGCCGAGCGAGAAAAGAAATACTTGGCTGAAAAAGGTGTTCTTGAAGTTTATAAAGAGCTTTTAAAGATTGCTACGTTGGACGACTTAGATGCCATGGCGAAGTATTCTCCTGAACCTAGGCCCATGACCCGCAAGCGTTTAGCCGCATACCTAGAGCCGGGTCTTAATGAATTGTTCGGCACTGAGTATGAGCCATATGTTGGGACAAAGACATGTCAGAAGATTGATGGTCGAAACGGCAAGCCTTGTGGGCTCCCGTTAGTTGGTAGACAAAAGAAGTTCTGTAGTAAGCACGTTCCAAAGAGTACCAAAGTAGCAAGGAAAGCCTATGGCAAGAGATCGAAAAGACAAGTCAACGATCAACTATCTTGATCGGATGGACATTGACCGGTTAGATCCTGATTGGAACATACCAACAGAGTACCCTGATCTAACAGGATACAAGTCTATCGCAGTTGATTTGGAAACAAGCGATCCAAACCTCAAGTCTCTCGGACCCGGTTGGGCCCGAGGGGATGGTTTCATCGTGGGCATTGCTGTAGCTGCAGGAGATTACAAAGGCTACTTTCCCATACGTCACCAGAACGGACACAACCTAGATCCCAAGATGACCATGCGGTGGTTTGCAAAGCAGATGGATACTCCGCGGATCGACAAGATCATGCACAACGCCACGTATGATGCCGGTTGGTTGCAAGCGGAAGGCATCGAGATAAAGGGTCGGATCATTGATACCATGATTACCGGCGCCATTGTGGACGAGAACCGGTTTTCCTACAGCCTTAATAATCTAGGCCGTGATTGGATCGACATGCGTAAGGACGAGAAGGCTCTTCGCGCAGCGGCCCGTGATTGGGGGTTTGATCCTAAGTCCGAGATGTGGCGCCTACCTCCGATGGACGTTGGACCCTACGCGGAACAGGATGCTTTAATGACGCTCAAGCTATGGGAGCGGTTGAAGATAGAGGTAGAGAGGCAAGACCTCTGGGCTATATGGGAATTGGAAACAGGGCTCATTCCCCTCATGCTTAAAATGAAAACCAATGGCGTTAGAGTAAACATCGATCAAGCAGAGCAGGTGCGGAAAGAA